TAAAAAAATATGTATTTCATAGTTTTTAATAGGGAGCGCCAGCGATTGAAAGGGGTGTTTACGAATGAAATAAGTGAACCCTAGAGAGTAGCCTTACTCGATTTTTTTAAAATAATTATTATTAATAAATAATAATTATTGTTGTTTTTTGTAGCGTTTCGTAACCTTGTTTACGAATGTAGCTTCCGTAATATTACCAATATTTAGGGCTTCAGGATTGAGAGGTATAAGCTCTCTATCTTGATTGATGGTCCAAAACTGCCAACGGTCGGGAGAGACTGCGTCGATATCCGGTTTTGTATTACTAAAGACCCAGACATGGGGACTGTTGAACCATCTTGACTTGAATTTGTTACGTTCATCGTAACAATAACCGTCTTTGATACGCTCAATAGCGGCGAACATTGCCCCAAAGTGTTTCTTTGTACAAGATTTTGGTAAATCAAAGAAATAACATGTTGAAATGGGCATACACATGACCATACGTGCAATGTCCTTTGAAGTGTCTAATTCGGGAACTAAGTGAGCGAGACCACGGCAGCAATGCCAACCGACTAAATGGGATTTACCCACTTTACCTTTTTCTTGATAGACATAATTTATTATGCGATCGTCGGGTTCTTCTTTCATTGAGTCAACAATTTTTTGTTGAAAAGGTCGCCAGACTGGATTAGGATCCCGATATTTCTTAGGGATTTCTGCAAGCCTAGCTTCTTCTACGTCAGACCATGGACCAAGGTGTCTGGTTTCTTCTTTCATGACGTAGAACATATTACCTTTGAAGAAAGTTGGGTTAGAGGTTGGGCTAAAATGCCAACCTGGTTTAACAGTAGGTAACCACCTAGCCATTGTTTCTACTCGACGTTTGATGTTGAGAGAAACTCGACATTGGAAATGGTGATAACCACTTTCCCCTATTTCCCATTGGAAAACCCATCTACCGCAATGTTCATTGAAGAATTTGATAACTTCATCTAGTTCTTTTCTATCGGTTTCATCCATATTATGAATTGGGATTGTTAAGTCCCAGAGAGCAAGTGTTGATCCACGTTTGGTTGCTTGTTTTGCCATTTTCGTTTTGTGGATAAAAAGTTTCTTTTTAAACAATTTTAACGTTGGAGCCATCCGATCCAAAAAAAGATAAAATGATCTAAAGAAAAAAAAAAAATATTATTTTTCTCCGGTGTTGTAAAACAATGGTACAATACACCGATAAACAAAAAGCAGCTTATTATAAGAAGAAGGCGGCAATGGTTGCTGCTCCAGCAAGGAGAAGAGCGCCAGCGAAAAAGACTTATAAAAAGTCTAATTATAAATATCCAGGAGCCGGAAGAAAGATAGGCGGATATATGGGATCATTAGCTGGTGATGCAATAGCACCAGGTATTGGAGGAGTATTAGGAGGAGCACTTGGTTCTGTAGTAGGACAAGGAGCGCACGCTTTAGTTAAAAGAGTCACTGGTTTTGGGGACTATAGTGTAAGGAAAAATTCATTAGTATTTAATAGGGACGCAGTACCTGAATTTTCAAATAATAATGAAAGATGTACAATGGTTGTGCATCGAGAATATATAACTGATATTGTGGGATCTGAATCTTTCAATTTGCAAGAATTCAGAATTAATCCTGGAGTAGCTGAAACATTCCCATGGTTAGCAGCGATAGCTGAGAACTATGAACAATATGTTGTACAAGGAATGATATTTGAGTTTAAAACGACATCAGCAACAGCAGTAGCTTCAACAAATACCGCTTTAGGTACAGTAGTTATGGCGACACAATATAATAGTTTATCGCCATCATTCATAAATAAACAACAAATGGAAAATTATGAATTTGGTTGTTCAACTGTGCCATCGCAATCAATGTTGCATCCAATAGAATGTGACCCTACACAAACACAATGTGGAGGAATATTTAATGTTAATGCTCAAGTAGAACCAACAGAAGGTGATAAAAGATTATATGATGTTGGAAGATTTTCTATTGCAACAGTAGGAATGCAAGCAGCATCAACAATTGGTGAATTGTGGGTAACATACAAAATATGTTTCCTTAAACCAAGATTAAGAAATAGTAGCGAAGGTTGTGATTTCTATTATCAATCAGCACCTGGAGATGTAGATGCAACATCTCCATTTGGTCCATATACACAATTAGTATCAAATGATTATAACAGTGGGTTAGTTACACCGATAGATAATTTAGAGTTTAATGTAGACGCAAATTTCTCAGGAATATTGCAATGTCTAATAGTTTATAATATAGCATCATCAGTAACTGCATTTACATCACCGTATTGGTCTGCAGGAGGAGGAGCAGGAACGAGCGACGTAAGTACAAGATTTACAGATATAACACCAGTAGCTGATTTAGTAAATGTGATCTCAGGATCAGGATCAGATACAGCTTATTCATTGGGATATTTCCAATTTTCCGGAGGATTAGGCCCAGGAGCAACGCCTCCATATTTAACATTATCAAATTGTACAATAACCGGAGGAGGTTGCGATATAGTTACAATATCTTTCATTGCTTTACCATCAAATGCAATGTCTATTACAGTATAATTAATATGTAATTTTTACATATTAATGATTTCTAGGCAGTAGCCTTACTTTTATTATTACAAAGATAAATAATAAACTAGTCTAAAGCAACTAATTACCAAATTAGGAAAAAATGATCTTTAGACCCAATTACTAATTATTTATTTATCTGAACACAAAGATAAATAATAAAGTAGTCTAAAGAACCGAATTGCCAAATTAGGAAAAAATGATCTTTAGACCTGATTATTAATTATTTATTTATCTGAACACAAAGATAAATAATAAACTAGTCTAAAGAACCGAATTGCCAAATTAGGAAAAAATGATCTTTAGACCCAATTATTAATTAATTGAACTTTATTACTGCAAAGATAAATAATAAAGTAGCTTAAAGCAACTAATTGCCAAATTAGGAAAAATGGATCTTTAGACCTTGTTAATAATTATTATTCTTGCTTTCACTGACAAGATAAATAATAAAAAAGCCTAAAGTGTTAAATAAATACATAGTTTATATGTATCTATTCGTCCCTAATCATATGCTGGGAAACGGCTGAAAGCCGTTTTAGCTCCAGCGAAGCGCATTGACCGCCGGAGGCTAGCAAGAGGCGCGCCCCGCGCCGCATCCACAATCAATTTGAAGCACTTAGGAATAATTCCATAGTTTCCTATTAATTAACTTGTATTATTAAAAATAAAAATACAAGTGTCTAAAGAAAAAAAATGATCCGAAGGAATTTTTTGGAATCTTGATGGCTCTAACGTAAAATTTTTAGCATTTTCGTGTTTTTGGTAGCGTGAGCCGGAGGCAAACGAGCGAAGCGAAGTTTGGCTCCGATGGTTTTAAGTTCAGTAATAAAATATATATGTCCAGTATGACATTTATATATTTTATATTATTACAGCGTACGAAGCTAGCGCCCTGAACTTAAAAAAATATGTATTTCATAGTTTTTAATAGGGAGCGCCAGCGATTGAAAGGGGTGTTTACGAATGAAATAAGTGAACCCTAGAGAGTAGCCTTACTCGATTTTTTTAAAATAATTATTA